CGCGCGGCTCATGGCTCTACCCCAAGGGCGGCGAGCCGCGCTTTTGCTTCGCGCTCGGCCAAGTCGGCCAGGTGCGCTTGCTGGTCGGCCAGGCGCTGCTCACGCGCGTTCTTCTGCCGCGTGTACCAGACGTTCAGCAGCAGAGTCAGCAGCGCGGTCAGGATGCCGGCGATCACGCCCCACTGCGTGAGGGTGATTGCGCTGCCGATTGAGACGATGCCGCCGGCATAGCTCGTCGCATCGAGTGGAGTTACTTTCATGGGTGCCTTTTTGTTGGGCGTAAAAAAAGCCGCTGGTCGCGGCCTGGATGGCGTGCACGCCGATCAGGCGCGCATCATTTCGGTCTTCGGGTAGAAGCACTGGAACAGGTCGTTCGGGGTGACGCGGTGCATTTCGGCCGGATCCAGCAGCGTGACGCCGCCGGCCATCAGCAGCGCGAACACCAGCTCGCTGCACCGACTTCAGCAGCGGCAGCGCCAGAGCGCCGGCAAAGTCGTACGGCTTGCCGGCCTGCGCCTCAGCGAAGGCGCGCGCGGCATCGATGTCGGGCACCGTGACGCGCATGTCCTGGTAGCGGACGATGCCCTTCATGACATCAGCCACCGAGCAGGCCCGGCAGCCGTGCGTCATCGAGGCCTCATAGGCGCGATCGTCGATGATCGCCACCACGTGGCTGAAGAAGCGCGACCCGGTCAGCGTGGCGATGGCCAGGCTGATCGGGTTGTACGGCCAGCGCGAAGTAAAGCGGAGCGTGACAATTCCTGGACGTTGGTCCATAAATCCTCCTTCGTGAGAAACGTGATTCAGGTAAGCGAGAGGCCCAGGCCTTGGGCTATGGCCTGCATGTCCGCGTCCATGTCCGAGCAGATCGCGGCGACCTCCTCCGGCGTGGCGGCGTGCAGCACGTCCTGCTTGTTCAGCAGTCGCAGCAGTCGGATCTCGCTGAGGATCGCGGCCCACGTGCTAGCGGTCGACAGGATGTCGTCGGCGGCCTGGCGCGCGGTCCAGCCGTCGCGCCACCGGGCCATGGCCCAGCTGGTGACATCGGACGGCGCCGGGCTTTCCTCAGCTTCCGGATACCCAGCCGCGCTCCAGGCCTGCGCCTGGGCCAGCGCCTGGCGGTACTCTTCCGTCTGCGTTGGCATACGGTTGATCACGGCAAGGCGCAGCGCCTCGCCGGCAGCGTCGACGGCATCGATGGCTTCACGCTTGAGAGCGTCCAGCTCGTCCGGCCCGACCTTCTGCAGCTCGCCGTTGGTGATGTACAGCTTCGTCGTCGGCGCGGCCATGCGAGGGAAGCCCATCACGCGGTCGACCATCACGTGGGCGATCTGCCCCCGCGGCAGGTCTGGCATCCGGTCCGAGTAGACGAAGCCGAAGACCTCGCCATCGGTATAGCTCAAGGCGAACTGGATCATTGAATCGTCCCATGGCTTGTCGAGCCTTCCCGCGTGGCGGTGCGGGTTCGCCCCTTACCATCGTTGGCGGTGACCTTCACCGTGTAGCTGACCGTAGCGCCATTCGGCGCCGTGCCGGCCACTGCGCGCGAGAAGTCGTTCCCGGTCACCGACAGCTGCACCGAGGCGCCGGTCGTGGAGTCCGTCCAGCGAACACTGCACTCCCACAGCAGCGTGACGGTACCGGACCCGCCGACAAGCGCTGCGGTCAGCGTCCCATAGGTGCGCGGGCCGCCGGCGGCCACAGAGCTGGCCAGCGTGCCGCTCAGCGAGATGCTGAACGGCGAGTTGATGTCGTTCACGGTCTGCTCGACGGTCGTGGCCGGCGTGGTGCCCACAGTGGTACCGGCCGGCGCGCCGGCGGTGGCGTTCAAATCGCCGGTGTAGCTGTAGTCTCGCAGGGTCTTCGGTTTGTAGTTCGATGTCACACCGAGGATTTGGCCTTGGTACAGTTGCATCGTCACGTCGATCCAGGAGTTCGGATCATCCGGCACCGCGCCCTGGTAGGCCTCCGCTCCATTCCCTTCGCCGCATCCCGAAATACCGAGCAGCGCATACGTCGCACGGCCTTGGAACTGCGGCGAGCCAAATACGGCTCGGGATGCTCCATTCCGGTAAAGCGCATCAGGAAGGCCCCCCGTCATCCTGGCATTGTTAGGCTCGTCGCACGTGTAAACGATGACGATGAATTGCCCTGGACGGTCAGCAAAATAGTTCAGGTCATTAGCCAATGTTGCCGCGTTGCGGCCCGATGTGGTCCCGCCATTCCCCCATACGTCATAGGTCTGCTTCTGCGCGATGACGTGATCGCTCCTGCGGATCGCGACGAGCATGTAACTGCGGACAGCCCCAAGCGCTGCCGTTCCGTTGACGTAAAGCCCCGGTGACAAAGGCAGCGTTGCCGTGTTCGCACCGCCCGACGTTACGACGCGGTACACATCGGGCTTGCCGGTCACGTTTCCATAGGCTACGTTCGGATCTCGAAGGGTCACCTCGGCCTGTGCCCAATCAAAGGCCGTTGTCGCGCCCCTGATGTCCGACACCGGCGCCGTCGCCGCCCAAAGGGATGAGCCGCCGGTGGACGGCGCAGCGGGGACCGTCAAGCTCCAGCCTGCTGGCGCGCTGCCGAACAAGCCGCTGGACCAGGTGAGTGTCGCGGTGCCGCTCGGCGAGGCCGGCTTCGTCGCCGCCCATTTGTACACAGTCGGCAGCGCCGTGAACAACTCGACCTGGTAGACCGTGGTCACCCAGCCCGAGCTCGTGTTCAAATACGGGTTCACGCACCGCGCGCGCACCACGTAGAAGAAGCCGGGGGTGATCGGAGACAGGTAGGCCTGAGTGTTGTCGGCCGAGACCGTCGTGCGCTCCCAGGTCGGCGAGGATACGGCGCGCCACTCGATTTCCACCTGGACGCCGTTCTGCTGCACGGTCACCGGCCAGGACACCAGGATGCGCGGCACGGTCGACCCGTCAGCCTGGCGCAGCAGCGTCGACTCGCCCGAGGTGCAATCGATCGAGTCCAGCTGGTCGATCCTCCAGGGGTCGGGCAGGTCCGTGTTCGGGGTGCTGTCCAGCACGACGGCATCGGCGAAGTCCCAGATGCTCGCCGCGTCTTCCTTGAGCGTCAGCTGGACGGCCGAGTTCGGGGCATAGCTCTTGTCGGTGATGCGGTAGACCTTGTTCGTCTGCCCGATGAACGGGCTCGTGTAGGTGATGCGCTGCCCCACCTTCAACGGCCAGGCCTTCAGGCTGAACTCGGCCTTGATCGTGAAGCCGTTACGCTGGTCTTCCGTGAAGATGCACGCCAGGTTCGTCACGCGCTGCAGCGAATCGGTGAAGGGGAAGTCCAGGTTCGTGTACAGGTCGCGGCCGTCGGCCTCGCGGTACGCGGCATTCTGGTACGGCGCGAAGTCTGTCTGGACGTATTTGTTTTCCGGGCCGATGTACTGGCCCTTGAAGCCGTTGTACACGCTGGCGTCCGAGACGCCCGGGTTGATCGACAGGCTGCCGACGATGTCCGCCTGCGTGAGCGCCGCCACCGGTGCGATGTACTTGCCGGCGTAGACGTCCCAGGTGGTGGCGACCAGGCCGCCGGCCATGCACTGGGCCATCGATTCGAGCACGCCCTTCTGGTCCTGGTCGGACGTGACCGTGCCGTTGATGGTGTAGCGCGCGCCGATAGTGGGCGCGGCCTCATCGCAGACGTTCGCCGCGGTGATGAACTGCGCCAGCGGAAGGTCGGACATCGGCACGTCGCACAGCGGCGAGGTGAGGTAGTCCATGATCGCCAGCGCCGGGTTCGCCGACCACCTGGTCTGGCCGTCGCGCGGGTCGTAGAGCTTGCGCCCACGGATCACCGCATGGATCGGCACCAGGCCGCTCTGGAACTCGGAATGGTTCAGGTCCAGGGTGATCACGGTGTAGCACAGCCCGCGCAGCACCGCAGTGGCCGGCCACTTGTCGCCCACCATCGAGCGCAGGTACATGTCGGCGACATCGTCCTGCCCGCCCAGGTGCCGCTGGATGTTCACGACCGGGTTCTTCACCGGCTCGTTATCCATGGCGATCGGGCCGGCGATGTTGTTGAACACCGCGCGCTCGTAGTTCACCACCACCGGGCCGGCGAAGTCGATCGTAACGGCCTTCCCGTTCACCGACCGCACCGGCAGGCGATGCATGTTCGTGCCCTCGCCACCGAACACCCACACGACCTGGTCGCGCGGCGAATAGCCCAGGGTGAAGGTCGGGCCGGTATGCTTCTCCTCGATCGCATACATATTCGGCGCGACGGCGAAGCGACCGCCCGCCGCGTTGCCGTTGTAGTCGATCGGGTCGACCAGCACATTGTTGACCCAGATCTCCTCGATCGCGTCGCACTCGTGCGCAGCGTGCACGCACACCAGGTGGCGGAATTGATCCTTGTCGCCGCTGGTGAACATGGCCACGATGTCGGCGCCGACCTTTGCCCGGCCGTAGATGTAGCGGTGCGGCGCCTCGGTGGCGATGCGCGTGACCATGCGGTCCTTCATCGCGTCGCGCGCAGCATCCCGCGCCTGGCGCTCGGCCTTGCGGGCCTGGGCGGCGCCGTAGATCGCGGTGCCGGCGGTGACAACGACAGTCACGACGGCGATGACGCCGGCGTAGGCAGCTGCCCACGCGGCGACGGCGGCGATTACTGGTGGCATTCGGGGGTTCCTTTATTTTCCGGAGCATGGCTCCATGCGTACTGCGCTTCGAGCCGATCGAGGAACATCAGCCCTTCCTCGCCGACGGAGACGACGTGCGCGCCGCTGAAGACGAACGCGGTGCCGCGGATGATTGCGAGGTCGCCGTCGGCAGCGAAATGCGGGTTGATCTGCGTGAGCTCGGCATCGAACAGCGCGTCCAGGCCGCCCAGATTGGCAACCTTGCGCGCCGCTTCGAAAGCACTGGACCAGGGCTTGTACTGCGTCAGGTAGTCGCGGCCGGTGGCGATCTCCAGCCAGCCGACGGCGAACAGAACGCAATCGTGCTCGCCCCACGCGAAGGGCCGGCCCAGGTGGGCCGTGATGTAGTCGGCGAGTTTCATTGCTGCTGGAATTTCTTCGACAGCCATACGGCCGGGTCGCTGATGAGACCGTTGAGGCAGTCCAGACCGGTATCGGTCGGGTACTTCTTCTTCTGCTGCGCCGCGTTCAGCCGGAACGATGGCCGGCGCTTGAGCCCGTAGGCGCTGGTCTCGCACCGCAGGGTGATGCTTCCGGAGTCGTCATTCACACCGACGCTGAGCGTGTCCATGATGCCCGCCCAGCATTTCTCTGGAGTCCCGACCATTTGGAACGCCTCGTTCAGCGGGCACATGTACATCTTGGCCGGGCGCCCCCGGTATTCTTCGACGTCGCCAACCGCCAGCGCGAGCCAGGCCGGCTGCGCGGAATTGATGGTGAAGTTCAAGGGTTTCGATTCCAGCCCGTCCGATTCTTCGACGGCGCCGATGCCGCCGAGCGTGCCCATGCCGACCCACTCGAAGCCACCCCAGGAAATGGGGATGTTGGCCGTCGACAGTCGCGAGATGCCAGAGGCGAACGCGAACTCGACGAAATAGACGACGCGCGCGACCGGTTTGGCCAGCTCCGCGTTCTGTGCTGCAGTAGTCATCGGTACCTGTGAATAAAGAAAAAGCCCCTCGAAAGGGGCTTTGGTTTGAGCGAGGCTGGTTACGGGCGCCAGTCTTCCAAGAAGCTGAGGGTCATGGGCTTGACGATGCCGCCGGGCTGGTGCTCCCACCCGGCTTTCGAATCGGAGCGCCGGAACAGCGCCTTCGGCCGGTCCCAGGTCACCATGGCGCCGGCAGTCAGCGCGTTGCGCAGCGCCGGTTCGAACGTCACCGCGATGACGCCGGAGGCGTTGGCCACGGCGTCGGCGGTTAGCATGACGACCTGCTGGGTCAGACCCGAGCCGACGCCCAGGTAATCGCCGGCCAGCAGCG